TCGTGTTTTGGTTTAACGTTGGAACATCGGAAACCTGGATCGCAGACATGACAACGTCTGTGCCGTTGCCACGCAGGTACTCGCCTGCTGTTACGGAGCCTGCTAAAGCGTCCATCGCTGCCTGACGGTTTGTTTCCCCTGTTCCGCCGTTAGCGATCGCAACTGTCCCCGTAACGTTGGCTGCCGTACCGGTCGTGTTTTGATTTAACGTTGGAACGTCAGCAGCCTGGATCGTAGACATGACAACGTCCGTGCCGTTGCCACGCAGGTACTCGCCTGCCGTTACGGAGCCTGCCAGGGCGTCCATTGCTGCTTGACGGTTTGTTTCCCCTGTTCCGCCGTTGGCGATCGCAACTGTCCCCGTGACGTTGGCTGCCGTACCGGTCGTGTTTTGGTTTAACGTTGGAACATCGGAAACCTGGATCGCAGACATGACAACGTCTGTGCCGTTGCCACGCAGGTACTCGCCTGCTGTTACGGAGCCTGCCAGGGCGTCCATTGCGTTTTGGCGAGTCGTCTGACCTGTGCCCCCGTTTGCAATAGACAGTGCAGAACCAAGGGTCAAGGAGGTGAAGTGTGAGACCGCATCTATCACGTTCACACCATCTACGTACAAGTGCATTTTTGCACCGTTTGGCACGGAAACGCCTGTCCCTGACAAGGTCTTCACAACGATGGCCTGACCGCCCGTGGTGTTGTTGTGAACAATATATTGTTTTTCAATGGTAGGAACCACCAGATCATGTGAAGTGGTTAAACTCACTGTAGATGTGGTATTCAAGACCAGCGCACGAGCAGTTTGTAGCGCAACAGTATCCGTGAGCGAGATGACCAGGTTAGCGTCTGAAGTGAACACCGGATTTCCTAGGCCAGTAATTGCCTGTTCAATGGCCGTACCGATGTTGTCGTTGGTTGTAACGCCCCAGTTACCGGCTTGATCTCCAGTGCCAATCAGTTCAAATTTAAGTTCTGAAAATGTGCTTGCCATGCTACTTCCTTAAGTAGGTATTTCAACCCATGTCGTAGTGTTACCGTCGCTAACAGGTTGCCAAACCACAGTGTCGCTGTCGTTAACGAGCTGCCAGTTGACAACGCTATTGTCATTGACAACCGCCCAAACAAGCAAGCTGCCCACCTGTCCTGTTGCCTGCACGCCCGTAACATTTACTACGGCCGAGGCGGTTGTTTGCACTGTTACTTGGCCAACCGAGGTAATCGCCTGCAAACCTGTGACAATTGCAGCGGTTGAAACGCTCACTGTCACCTGGCCAACCGAGGTAGTACCCTGCACTCCTGTGACGGCCACAGTGATGGAGCTTCCTACTGTTACTTGGCCAAGTAACGCCTGCGCCTGCACGCCCGTGAGTAGCACAGAAGCATCGTTTGTTACCGCGACTTGGCCAACAGAGCCCACTGCCTGCACGCCCGTGAGCGTCACAGCAGCATCGCCTGTTATAGCGACCTGACCAACTGCCCCGGTACCTCCAACCCCAGTGACAACGGCAGTAGCAGCGCCTACCACCGCAACTTGACCAATCACCCCGGTGCCTTCGACCCCAGTCAGGGTAAGGGAGGCATCGCCTGCCACCGCGACCTGACCGATGACCCCGGTACCTTCAACCCCAGTCAAGGTGGTAGAGGAATCCCCGGTTACCGCAATCTGACCAAGGAGAGCAGTGGCCTGTAGCCCTGTGACATCAACAGCAGCAGAAATCTCGACCGCCACTTGGCCAACGGCTCCAGTGGCCTCGACCCCAGTCAAGGTGGCAGAGGAATCCCCGGTCAGTGCCACCTGGCCAACGGCTCCAGTGCCTGCAACCCCTGTGACATTTACAAAGACGGACGTGGAGCCTGCCACTGTCACCTGGCCAAGGACCGTGGTGCCCTGCACGCCGGTAACGTTTACAGAAGCGCTACCGGTTACTGCAACCTGACCAACAGCCGCAACCCCTTCCACTCCCGTAACATCCACGAGAGCGGAAATTGCAACGTCGACCTGGCCAACTGCTCCAGTTGCCTCTACTCCCGTGAGAGTGACGGAGGCCTCGCCCTGTACCGCTACCTGGCCAACTACCCCAGTTGCCTCTACTCCCGTGAGAGTGACGGAGGCCTCGCCCTGTACCGCTACCTGGCCAATGAACGCGGTGCCTTGTACTCCAGTGAGGTAGACGTCAGCGCCTTCAGATTGCGTGACTTGTCCTACCTCTCCCGTCGCGGCAATATCAAGAGCGCCTTCACCCCAAGGCTGTTCCCCCCAGCCTACGCCAGACGCATTCCATCCGTCAAAGGCAACAGCTGCATTGGCCATCTACAGCTTTTATGCAATTCTGATAATCGCATTTGTAGCGTCAGCAGTTGGGAAAATAATGGTGAAAGTGCCGGCTGTAGACGTCTTTGCACCACCAAAATCCAAGACGCATACGGTTGGATTGCCGGATGCTGTGTCGTTGTAAATCAACGCGCCAAAAGCAGTGATGGTCGCGCTGGTAAACGACAGATCAGCAAAATCCGTAAACGCGGTCGTGCCGCTAGAAGTGGGCGTGACGTTTGTCAACGTGCCGCCACCTGCTGAGTAGCTGCCAGAGTTCGGCACTTCGTCGGTGGCAGTGTATGCAGTCGTTGCGGCCGTGAAAGACGCGTCGTTGTCATACAAGGCCAGCTTGAATGTGTCGCCTGTGCCGGTCGTAAAGTTGTGCACAGCACGCATCAGCTCCACTTTGAAGCTGGTGCACATGAAATTGCCTGAGAATGCCATTTTTAATCTCCTAGTAAATGAACCAAGTTAGGGTGGCCAGCTTGGGTAAGCCTGACCGCAATTGTTGCCCTGTCCTGCTCAATTGCCTCTTTCAGATAGAACGCCACAACTTGCTTGACGTTCTCTTTAAATGCTCGGGCCTGCGCCTGCACCACTGGGTGCGACTGATCACCGACGTAGATGATCTTGTCAGCGGCGCGGGAGGCCAACTCTTCAGCTGTCCAGCCGCGAGCCTGCGTTGTTTCAACAAAGACGCTGCCTGTAAAGGCTTGAACGGGAGGTGTAATCATGGCCCTGGTGACTCCGACTTAAGTGGAATACGAAGCATACCATCTCGGTATTCGTCACGACGACGGCGACCTTGCTGCTCAGTGCCCAAGCCCTGGATGGCTTCTTTGTAGGCCGCGCGGAAATACTGCATCATGTCCGCAGGTCCTTTGGTGTAGCTGTATGCCTGAATTAGGCACGCGTACAACAGGGCCTCAGGGGCGTTGATGCTGATCCACGTAGTCTGGTTGGTAGACGACAGTTGCGCTGGGCGATAGATGTAGCCTAGCTCCACACTGTAGTTCTGATTTGGCGTGGGGGCAATGTAAAAAGTGTTTTGGTCCCACACGGAGTAGTACTTGGGAGTGCCCTGCGTAGCACCATTGGCCCAGTACTCTTTCATGAAGGACGTGTCTCGGAAGTCCAAGAAAATTTGTTCGCCACTGACCGGCGTTAAAATCATGTAACGATGCGTGAGCAAGTCTTGTGGGGCAGCCAGGAACTTGTTGCCCTGCGTCATGTTGCCCGTGACCTCGAGCTTAAACACATCCAAATCAATTTCACGGAGAATTTGGTTCTCCGCCATTGTGATGAACGTGTTAATCACCGGCTCGGTAAAGACGTTACTCCCCACCTCGGTGTAGTTGCGGATGTTGGTGACAAGTTCGTTGTAGTTCATGTGATGCTCACAGTCACTGATCCGACAACACCCTGCGCAATGAGCGCCTGGTCTTGAATGTACGGCTGCATGTTGGTGCCGCCCCGCACGCTACCAAAGCTCTGGAAAGCAGTAAAACCTGGCGCGCCAACAAAGACGGACACAGGTTCAATGCGATCGGGACGCGGATCGCGCAATGCGATAGCGTCGCCCCTGTAGCGCAGGGGCTCGAGCTGGGGCTCTTTCGGCTCGTAGTCGTCTGGGCACACCATAAATCCGCGCCAGTTTTTGCGCAGAGTGTTGTACTTGTACCGCTGGCCGCAGTAGTCGCACAGACCATAGGAATACGTGCCTGTTGCAAAGGCCATATCACACTCCTAAATCCGGTACAAACTGCACGCTTGCAGTATCACGATCCTCCAGAGCAGCGCGCTGGAAGTCTTCCTCATAAATTGCCTTGAGCGCGGCAGCGCGATCAGCAGCAAACTTGAGGGAAAGATAGTACGCCAGGCCAGACGCCAAACAGGGCAAGAATCGGAAGTTCACGTCTGCTGTATTGGTGTAATTTCCAGCATCTTGGATGCGACGGATACGGTAGTAGACGAACGTGTAGTTCTGATCCGCAGCCGGGTAGAAATATACCTTTGGAACATTGGTGCGCTGGACGTAAAACTGCGCAGGGCGAGCCCGCGTCGTCTTGTCCGGGACATTAAGCCAGTCTTCACGACTGATGCGCTCAATGTAAACATCCGTGTTGATGCCCTGGTTGTTCTGGCGAATGATCGCCTCAAGCACGTTGACAACCGACTCGTCCAGCGAAATCTCGTTGACACCAGCGGTCAACGGAAAAGTGGCTTGTTCGATTGTCCACAGATTCAGCCCGCGATTGGCCCAGTCAAGGAAAAGCAGATTGAGCGAGCGACGGGCCGACGAGAGTTGATACCCGCTGGTCGCCCGTATGCCGCATCGCTCAAATGCTTCCTCAACCAAGTCGTCAATCGACAGGTTGAATGAGGTAGTGCCTGAAGTGGCCATTTAGCAGACTGCCCCGCCCTTTTTATAGGCCTTGGTCATCATGCCACCGCCCATGTTGCCAACGGGCTTGCACATGGCCATGCGCTTGTGCTCATTCATGCCGCCTTTGTTGGCCATGCCGCCTTTTTTCATCATCACCGGGCAAGTTTTCTTGCTTGGCTCAGACATGACGCGATTTTTGGGGCCGCTTTCAACAGCACCGCCGCCACGAGTGGCGCAACCCATTCCTCTTCCAGCCATGATCATGCTCCTTTTTTCATTGCACGGCCCTTGACGTCGGCCGTTTTACGAGAAACAGCACGACCCATTTTGTCCGAAGCGGACTTCATGGCCATGCCACCTTTTTTCATCTTGCCAACGCCGTCAGCTGCAAAAGCAGGCACTGATTTGCCGCCTTTTTTGACCATTTTCATTGCGTTTTTCATGTCAATTTGCCTTTCGCATGTCGTCGAGTTTTTGCTCGATCCGGTTAAACCTCTGGTCCATGTGGCTAACAAGTTTTTCAACTCGATCATCCACTTCCTTGCGCGTAATGTGGTCCCTAGCAACCTCTTCGCGTGTCCGATTTAGCAAAATGCCAAGCCTGGACAACTCGTCGAACTTGCTCTTAAGCAAGAACCCCATAAGGCCCACTACTGCTGTCAAAACGATGTTCCATACCATCATCTCCATGGCTCAGCACCTCCAACGCTTTCGCGCTTGGCGGAGCCTGCTGTTTGGGTCCTTGGCAGCTTCAGGGAAATCCTTCATCTGGCCCTCGGACCGCGCACAGTACGATGCTCGGCGCTTTGCCTCTGCAGC